CGCAGGTCGTGCGTCTGACTTGCCTCTGATTGGTACAGCGTTTCAAAAGAAATACGGTGGTGGCGATGCCGATGTGGTGTACCGCGAAGCACAAGAAGCTGTTAACGCTAATGCTACATTTAAGAAAATGCTCAGCGAAGGCCGTCGTGACGAGGCCGTGGCCTACCGTGACAAAAACAAAGTGGAGTTGGCCATGGCTTCTGCCGCAGGGCAGTATCGCCAAATCATTGGGCGCATCAACACCGACATTCGCCGCACGCAAGAGCGTGATGACTTGACGGCAGAAGAAAAACGGTTACGCCTTGATGCGCTAGACAAAGCCAAACAAGACCGAGCCGACGCTTTTATCCGGCAGTCACGCCTTGTGGAGGAGCGGTTCGGGGGCGGGGGCGGTAAAACATAACCCCAGTAAAGCCCTGATAGATGCCCGTCTTAGCACGGGCGTCAAGAACTCTACTGAGGGTGGCTTTCTTTAAGCCGAATTCACGCACAGCGTCGGTGTCGAGGCAGGGGATAAAGAACCCCTGCCCCTTTTCAATCTTCGTCCACGGGAACTGGATTAAGGATAGTTTCATCGACTTCGTCCATCTTACGTCTGACACGCATCACCGTAACGCGCATCGGTGGCCCCTTGGTCTTGGCGGTCATATTCTTCTTCAGGAACTCAACAGTAAACGTATCCTCAAGCTGGCGCTTGAATGAGGCGTAACCAAAGCTTGTCGAAGCGCAGTAGGATTTAAGCAACTGCTCCTCGATGAAGTAGTCCACGTAGCCCTTGGTCATGCCGTGCTCCACACGCCCTAGAATCTTGTTGCGGGTAATTGACTGGTCAATGGTCTGGCCGTTACCCAACTCAGCCATCAAGCCGCCTTCGCTTGGGCGCACTACGATAAAACTGCCGTAACTCTCCCGAGTGTAGGCGTTCAGTATGTCTTCTGCGTTACGCACGCTGTTCTTCATACTGGCACGCATGGTGGCCACAACCTTCTTAAAAGCGTTCAAGACAGGGCGCAGGGGAATCTCGACAATGCCTGCGGCCTTGAAAGCATTACGAGCATGGACTGCGGTTCCAATACCTGCCATCCAAAAGCGCTCATCATTGGTTGCGTTGAATTCCGTGTACATGGCGGTAACCGCTTCGCGCACAGAGGTAGGGAACTCATCCACGTTGTTGACCATGTACTCAGCCAGCTTGTAACCCGCCACGCCATAGTTGTGCTGCAAAGACTTGATGATCTCAATCTCATGGGGCTCCCATGATAGTTCTTCCTCAAAAGTAAACTCAAGCAGGCGGCGAAGCTCGCCCTCAGATGAGTGGTCACGGCCACCTGTCAGGTAGTCCACAACGTGCGTGTTGGATGACATCAGGCACACCGTCATCCATGTCGAGAGGTTCAGACGCTCTTTGTTGGAGCCAGACTCCATACGCTCCTTGCCCCGACCCTCGGTCATGTCTAAGAGAAACTCAGGCAACCACTCAGGGGCGGCTCGGTTCTTGGCGGTGATCTCGTCCGTGATAAGCGGGTGGCTGTTGAGCAGGCCAAGGCGTTGCTGCATAGCCACAGGAGAAGTGCTCTTACCTGTACGATAGTGCGTTGGGTGTCCCCATACTGAAGCAGCAGCTTCGAGTGACAGCGTCTTGCCTGTACCAGACTCGGTACTAGCGCAGTGGTAGGTCATTCCGTAGATGCCTGTAAAGCGCATGAATGGTGCGCCAGCACCGGCAAGGATCACAGCAATGTGCCCCCACATCTTCTTGGCGATCAGCAGATTGATAAAGTCACGCCATGCTTCCATCGTGCCCTTGGGCTCGGTGTTGACGGTGATGTTCTCCAGACCCGGCATTGGAACCTTGACTGGGGGTTTACCCTTACTAAAGATGCGCCCTGCATACACGTACGTGTTGTCAGTCTGCCAGCCGTAGCTGTCAGGCACCTTGATGGCTGGTTTGTTTGTACTAGCTTCTTCCACACACGCCCTTATGTATTCAGATAAATTTTTGTCATTGCCTGCACCAAATGCGGCCACGATGTTCTGACTAGCCAGCGACTTAACTGTTTCGTCCTTGCTGACGATGGCCTTCTGCGGCATCGTGATGTTTACTGCGCCATCCGGTTTGAGCGCAATCATGTGCACAGTGTGGTCGTTGTTGCTGTTGAGGATGTCGACTACGAATAGTTCGTACGGCAAGAGCATGACTTGCTTCTTAGACTTGTTGCCCTCTTCGTCTTCCACTGTGCGCTCCATGAACGTGCCGCCGTTGGCTCCGTAGGAGTAGCCGCGTGGCGGTGTTGGGCGCATGACCTTGATGGTTTCTTTCTCCGTGACTGTGCTTTCACTGGAGAGTTTGACCTCGATTTCTTTCTCCTCCACCTCGACTGCCAACTCACGACCAAGGATCAATGGGTTGGTGATCTTGCCCCAGTGCGTACACGTTGGGCAGATGCCGGGGTTCTCGGAGTCCATCTTGATGCAGGGGTATGGGCCTTTGATGCTCTGAAGCTTTTGGTTCATGCGCTCAGGCTCATACGGATGCATCTTGCTTAGCCATACTGCAGCTTTGTTGCCGTCTTCACAGACCTTAGCCCATGACAACAAGCCACGCCAGATCGGTTCCATGCCCTCTTCGGTTGCGTGTTCAACGTAGTTGGCCAACTGACCGCAACCCCGATCGTTCTGCGTGGCCAGCCAAATTGGTTTGAACTTGGTTACGCTGTTCTCAAAGAGTTTGACACTGGTTGCAGACACGGGAGTGGCAGCAGACGGACGGGCTCCGGGAAGGTTCAGCGAAGGTGTAGCTTGCGCCTCGTACACAGAGCCAACAAGCTTGTCCCTGACTAGCTCGGCTAGTATGTCAAAGCTAAACGTGTCACCCTCAGTCAGTAGGCGCACAGGGCGCGGCGTTGCGTACTTCTTCTTGAAGTTGGTAGTCTCGGGCACACGCAAGACTCGGGCGGCATCAGCCGTCACAGTCATATCGATAGCCAAACCTTCCTGTTTGCACAGGCGTTTAAAGTTCTCGGCCACAGGTTTCCAAGACTCAATAGGCACAGCCTCAGTCAGTGGCCAGTAGCAATGCAAGCCGCCACCAGACGCCACCACATAGGGCGTGCCTAGGGTATCTAGCCCTGTCTTATCCAAGAACGCGTGAAGCGCAAGCGCAGCATCTTTCTTTGAAACGTATCCATCCATGTCGATGAACAGGGACTTCACGTACCTAGCGTTCACGGCCAGACGATTGTCCTCGTCACCGAAGGTAGCCAAGGCAAAGTAAATGTCAAACTTGCTGTCGAGCCAACGTTTGATTGGCGCTGTGGTTTCTTCCAGAGTATGCACAAAGGCATGCTCCTTCTTTGTAAGTTCTGCTACGCAGTACCGACCAAATTCTGGCGGCGGCAGAACAACCGCTAAAAACTCAAGCGGAGTCATTGAAGTCCTTGGTGGGGTTACTGGAACAGTTCTAGCTGTCGAGCGTCTTTAAGTTGGGCGTCATCAGGAGGAGCCAGTACCGTCAAGCGGCGTAGCACTTCCAGTTGCCAATCTTTGGGCAGTCCTGTATCAAGTTCAATGAGTTCGGCGCTAAAGCGAATCAGCTCTTGCGTGGTGAGGGATCGAGGTTGTATTCCGTACATATTTTTCTCCATGCCTCTTCTGCTGAGTGAGAGGTCTTCATTATGTGAGTTAAGAATTCGACGCGGCCACGATAGGCCACAAACACTTCCGTGCCTGTAAACCAGTTGTAGACAGTTTGTCGAGAGACGCCAAGCGCATAGGCAATCTTCGTGACCGGAAAGTCAAGATGGATTGCCCAACGCCCAAGCTGGTTGCCCAGAGACTTGGGAGTCTTTGCTACTTCGTCAATGATTTTTTGTGAGTAAGCCATAGTGGTTTAAGGTGGGGGTACTAGCCGTTCGTCCGCAAGCTTAAAATTGCACGACGTTCCCCCCGATTCAGTTACTCATCGTCCCAATCAGCAACGATGTCGGCCAGCTTGTTCTTTTTAGCTGGAACGGATTCAACCTTGGCCGCGGTTTTGCGCACTTCGGGTTCTTCTTCAGCCTCCACCTCAACGGCCTTGGCTTTCTTAGGCTTGGTTTTCTCAATGATCTCCTCGTATACAGGAGCGTCTTCTTCCTTAGTCAACTCACCCATGGGGCGCTTGCCTTCAATAGCCAAAGGCGCAGGGGATACAACGCCATCAGCAGAGGCAGGGGTAACGGCCACGGCCTTCTCAGCGTCCTTGGACTTGGCCTGCTCTTGCGCAGACTCGTACTCGTCATCAGTCAACCAACGCATGGGGCTGAAGAACAACTTGGGAGACTCAGCCTTGGTGTCAAACTTCATGCGAGTCACGATAGCGTCCAAGTTAACGGGAGGAGTCTGAGCCGCCATGTAACGAGCGTATGCCTGCAATGGGCGCTTGTCGCCGTCTTCCTTGCCGAAGATGGACGTAGCGGGCAGGGTGACCTGCAATACATCGCCTTCAGGGTTGTTAGCCAAGACCACAGCCAAGCGCTGTTGGTAACGGCAGGCACGGCTTTGACCATTGCCAGACCCAGCGATATTCTGTGGGCATGTGGCACAGCTAGAAGACTGCTTGTTCTTCACGCCTGCATCAGGCTTCTCACCATCGGCAGATGTGCAGTCAGGGGCGGCTGCAGCCGCGTCTTTGTCATACGATCCTGCATAGAAGATACGGCTTACCTTGGGGGCGGCTTTGACGATGATGACATCCAAGTGGCGGTCTTCAATCGAGGCGATCTCCTTGCCGCTTGCAAGCAGACGGAACACACCGCCCTTGATGGAGACGCGCTTCATGCCGCTACCGGCGTTCACGTTACCAGCCAAGGCCAAAGTTGTGGCAGAAAGTTCTGCGTTCTTAGCGAAAGCAGGAACGTTTGAGGGATTGAACATTGCAATATTGCTCATTTTGTTTTCCATTTAAGTTGGTTTGCGTACAGAGATGTCGTACTCAGACGACGAGTTAAGTCCGGGCGGTACGACCCCGGGGTTTTCTTCTAAGAACTGCGCCATGTTGGTCTGCGCAATGCGCTTCTCAAGCAGGTCAATGGCCTCGTGCTCAATCATAAATTTCTTGAACGAGTCCCAGTCTTGTGTGGTATAGCGAGTTCTCACGGACATGACTGCCGTGC